CTGGACCCGAGCGACTCCTACGAACCGTAAGGTTCGGAAAGAGTTGCTTGGCTCGCTAGGGGTGACCCTTAGCGACTACAGGGCTCGTCCAGAGCTTCTGTCAACCGTTGCTACGGACCTATACGAATCACTCAACACGCCTATCTCGCTTAGTTGTGAGATATTGTTGCGGCATGGAGAACTCGAGCAACTCGTTCGAAAATCTGTGCTTTCTGAGTCTTATAATTCCTCTAGTAAGTTTGCTGACGACTACCAAGCCGTCGGTTTTCTGAAGAAGGCCCCGTTAGAAATACCGGGTGTAGACACAGAAGCTGCTGCCAAGGAGAAATTCTTGGAGGCAGAAGCCGCGTGTAAGCTGACTAACGCAAGAATCCGACAATTCGTTTCCACCCCCGATAGGGTAAGTGGGCCCACAAGGCGTGTCATAATGACAGCCATGGGAAAAATCAACGAAGTATTGGGTTCGACCGTTAACAGCCGTGAGTGGATCTACGCGTGTCGTTTTGGCCCCGGCGGGTTTAACCACCCTAGGGTCAGTGGACTCACGTCCATTTATGACAAGCTGCAAGTCCGGCCGTCCGTGTCTCCCGACATGGCGGTTGTGGGGGTTACGCTCGTGCAGAGCAATCCTCACTGGGCACGTTCGATTACTGACTCTGAAGTGGAGGGCTACTGGCCTTTCGTGACGGAGGAGGATGTCGACGTAGTTCCTGGCAATAGAGTAGCCTTTGTACCAAAAACCGCTGTCACTGATCGCACGATTGCGATTGAACCGCTTCTGAACATCTATGCCCAACTAGGGCTGGGTGGGATGATGCGGCGACGTCTGCGACGTGTGGGGATAAACCTTGACGACCAAGCGCCTAACCAGCGTGCGGCTCTGAAGGGTTCGTGTGATGGCTCTCTAGCGACCATTGACCTTAGCTCTGCGAGCGATACAGTTGCTCGTGAGTTAGTGCGGCTGCTGCTCCCACCGGAGTGGTATGCACGCCTTGATCTTTGCCGGAGTAAATTCGGTGAGTATGAGGGTAAATGGTTACGTTATGAGAAGTTCTCCTCGATGGGGAACGGTTACACCTTCGAACTTGAGACCTTGTTGTTCTGGGGTCTCGCTATCGGAGTGTGCTCGGAGCTTGAGATCAGCGCTGATGAGGTGCTGGTTTATGGCGACGACATCGTAGTCCCAGTTGCCGCATACGCGCTCCTGGAGGAGGTCCTAACGTTTTGCGGTTTCAGCCTTAATAAGCTGAAATCGTTTGCGTCGGGGCCCTTTAGGGAGTCGTGCGGTAAGGACTACTTTGGTGGTACTGATGTCCGTCCATTCTTCATCAAAGAATTACCGTATGAGATTGAAACTCTCTTTCGCCTTGCTAACGGCCTACGCATGCGTGCTCATCGGTGGAACAACCGTAATGGTTGCGACCGCCGACTGCGCGCTGCATGGTCTACCGTCGTGCGGGCAATCCCTCGTTCAGTACGTCAGCACTGTCGCGTCCCTGCTCACGCAGGGGACAGTGACGGACTGAAATCGAACTGGGATGAAAGCCAGACTTCCTCCTTCGTCGTCTCTAACAAGGACGGCTGGGAGGGTGTGTCCGGTATACGGTACCAAGTGTCCCCTGTTGAAGGGGCAGCATGTTCTAACATGCTCGGTGTGGTTGCGAGTCTTCTGTACCGCTTGGGTGACGGTGGTAAGTTGGAGCATCAGCTACTCGGCCTTCCCCGCGAGGGGTGGGC